GCACACAACAGCGTTCAGCGTCACTTTTTCCCTGCTACGGAGCACTTCGCTGCTAATGCTGACCGCTGCTATTTCTTCACTGCTACTCCTAAGCATTCTGCTACTATTTCCAAACCTGGGATGAACGATTCCCGTGTTTATGGGCAGGTGATTTGTAACGTGCCTGCTCCTGAACTGGTGGACGGTGGTTTCATCGTTCCTCCTAAAGTTGTGGTTCAGCAGTTTGAGATGCTTTCCAAGGGTCAGATCGTTGCTGACGTTGACTGTGAGAATCTGATTCAGACGATTGATGCTCAGGATGTGGGCAAGGTTCTGATTTGCTCCAAGGCAACCAAGCAGATCGTTTCTCTGGTTTCTGAGACTGATTTTTGTAAGCAACTGGAGGATCGTGGGTTCTCTTGGATGTATATCACGTCCAAGACTGGTGCTGTGATTGATGGTCAGAAGGTCAACCGTGAGGTATTCTTTGACACTCTGAGTGCCTGGGGCAAGGATGACTCTAAGAAGTTTGTGGTTCTACATCACAGCATCCTGTCTGAGGGTATTAACGTGTCTGGTCTGGAAGCGGTCCTGTTTATGCGGTCTATGGATTACATCGGCATCTCCCAGACCATCGGACGGGTGATCCGCCTTCACAAGGACGACGCAGAGGGTCTCAGCAGCGGCAGGATCGCCCCTGGTGCCCTTGTAGACTACACCAAGTCGTTTGGGTTGGTTTGTATCCCTGTCTACTCTTCTGTGGGCATCAGCACCGCCAGGAAGGTCCAAGCGGTGGTGGACACCGTGTTCCAGCAGGGTCTGCCTGCCATCAGCGTTGTCAAACGCTGATTTTTCTGCTATAATACTCACACACAAGGAGGAATCCCCCAATGCGCTGCAAAGTCCAACTCTATGTCGCTGGCAAAGTTTTTGATGAGATCGTTGAGGCACGTGATTATGATGATGCCAAGCGGACTGCTCTGGCACGTAACCCAAGTGCTAAAGTTGTTGGTGTGACCGCTGTATTTGGATGAGCGAAAACTTTCAGAAACCTTTTGTGGATCGCCCAGGAATCTTAAATCCAAAACCAGCAGATCCACAAGGTTATGTTACTAAGGATGGTATGTGGGCAGCAGTTCCATTTGGTAAAAAGTTTATGATCATTCACAATGGGCAACAGGTTCACGTTGCTAACAACTACAAGTCCGCAAAAACCTACATTCAAAAGTCCGCAAAAGGCGCATCAGTTTCTAGTTTAGACAAGTTTCTTTAAATCCGTTAAATACTATAACCGTAGCATTGATTATGGAAGAAACTCCTGACGTTAAATGGAACCGTGGTCTTGATTTGTTTATTGAGAGCGTTCATAAACCAGACCACGAACTTCGTCAATGTGCTCACAATCAAAAATGCTATCACGAATTGATGGCGGTGCGTGAACACGTGTTAGAATATTTAAAAAATTTAAGACGATGACTTATTACGCTTGGTTTATCGTATTCGCAGTAGTGGCATACTTCATCGCAACTGATGATAGTGTCGCTGCTGCCTTTTATTATGTAATGAAGTTGGTAAAAGCAAACTATGAGAGGCAAAAGTGGTGGTTACTGAACAATCCACGCAATCCAATTGTAAAGTATTTGATGTGGAGAAGAGCATATAAACTTGCGAAAGAACTACAACGTGAGTTAGAATCGGATGCTAAATAACCCTATATGGAAACTACATATGCTCTCTACACAATATCGTCTTCGTCTTGAAGCAATTTGCGAACGAATTGCTAAGCACGAAGAGGTGAGTTTGGAAGATATGATTTGGGCGGAGAAACTTGCGAAAGTAAATCGCACTGCTGGGACAATGCTTCGTCAAGCAAGAAGGACCGCAGAAAATCCTAATATGAAAGAAGGAAGTTTGGACGAATTCTTAAATATTATGGATCTCGGAAATCCTGACCCATCAGAGCACCGTACAAGGTTCAATGGTGCGGATGATATTGCCGATTTTTTTAAAACTGATGATGATATGAGAAGAGATTGATAAATAACTAAAAAGTTTTAAGATGAAAACCTTTCAGGAATTTTTAGAGCAAGCTGGTTCTCCTTCTATGAGTGCCAAGCAACAAATGAATATTCAACTTGCTTCTAAAAGATCTGAGCAAAGAATGCGTCAAGGGTTCTGGCGTCAAAGAGAGATGATTCGCACTAAGCACCGCCAAGACTCAGAAATGCATAATGATCTGGAAAGACGCCACGCAATTCCTTAAAATATTTTCACTTGGACCCTTGACTTTTTGAGTCAGGGGTCTTATAGTATGTTTACTTATACCAAACTGATGAAACCCAACTTTCGTAAGGTATTGGAGATGGCACTGGAAGAAGGTGTTCGTTATGGATACAATCGTGCCCATAAACACGTAGAGAACCCACACGAAGATGCTGTGGTTGATTGTGTGGTTGAAGGTGCGATGAACTCTCTGTATGAATGGTTTGACTTTGAGGAAAACAATGAACCTATTTAATCTTAAGCATCGTTATGACTTTGGACACGAGTGGTATATCCAACTATTTTTCACAAACCGTTGGGCACTTCTTCAATTCTCCGTAAGTTGGTGTGATTATTCATCTTGGCCTTATATTCAAATAAATTCTGGGAGTAATGGTCTTTTGGGTATTTTGTTCTGGGCATATAAGTTTGGACTTGATATTGATTTGATTTCCCGTACTTGGAGATGGGATCACCTGGAGGAAGTAGATGAAAACTAAATTAAACTGGTGGGAATACTGGATCGGTCATTGCTGGATGACAGGATGGCAGAGTATGCGAATGACATTTCGCATCTGGGCTGATCTGATGACATCCAACTATGATAACTATGCTCTCCCCAGAACAGTAGAAGACCCTGAAGAAGAATGTAGAGAATGGTTCTGGGCATCACTGAATGAAGATGATGTTTATGATAAAGAGTTTTTGGAATATCTCCTACAAATGGTAGAAGACGTTGAGCTTGGTAAAGTAGAAACATATTCTTGGGATGAAGTGAAGGAACGGTGTTTAGAATGGTCAGATAAAATCTTGGATGGTGTAGATTTAAATGAAGCATTAGATGATGAAGATTTTGTAAAAGACTTGGAAAATTGGAGTAAAGAAAGTGAAGAATCTACCTGATAAGAAAGCACTGGATATTATATGGACGGTGGCAACCTCAACCAGTATTGAAACTGGCACAAGACCCCACTACGGGTTTGCCCAGATGCTGTATGATTACCTCATAGACAAACAACTCCCTGTAGGACTTTATGAACCTCAAAGAGAAGAAGGCACTACTCAAACGACTTGAGCAGACAGGCACAACCTGTATGGATTGTGGGCAAAAGTATGGTGTCTATTCAGTTGGTTGTTCATCTGTCTGGAATGGTAAGTGTGGTGTATGTGGTGAAGAAAAACGGGTAACTGAATCCCGTGATTTTGCTTACTTTATTACTGGTATTCGCAAACTGAAACTGGAGATTCAAAATGAGAAGAGTAACAGTCAGACCCAAAAGCAAGAAGGCTAAAAACCGCCTTGCGAATATGATGGACAACAACCCTATCTGTATTGTAGAGCAGGATAAGGGTGATGGTATGCTGTTTCTCGCATCAGAGAACGGCAAATACTTCTTCTGGGTGAATATCAACGACTTCTGGGAATGTGATTGGGAGGTGCTATGATGAACTACTTATGCTTTGTTGATGGTCTTTTAGAATACGCCAGCACTTCTGAAAGTAGTTTTGCTCACTATCAGTTAGTGTATGCTGAAGAGCACAAAAATGCTGATGTTCAGTATCTCACTCTGACTGATGAAGAGTATGATGAAATGTTCCCTTATGAAGAGGATGAAGAATGAGATTTCGTAATGTAGAGTTTCGTTGGAGTAAACTCAACAACAAGTATGAACTCATTAAGTGGTATCCCCAAACTCACGGTGAAACTTGTTGTGTCGTTGCTTTCTTTGATAAACACAAAGAAGGTTATGATATGAGAACCATAGGTGATAGGTTCTTTGAGGATAAAGATGCATTTGTGGTTGCTAAGTATGGTTTGGAGTTTCTAAATGCTATCTTTGAGATTGAGAAAGTAGAAGAGGAACTGAAATGACTGAATTCTATGTGATTATGTTGAAGAGGCAGGATGGTAAGGTCTATGCTGATTTACACAAGACCAATCAAGTCATTTACCTTACAATAGAAGATGCCT